CAATGACCTCGCGGGAGGCGAGGAAGAAATGGCTGGCCTCCTGAAGTGGGCCGGGGAACACTACGAGGATTCTCGGAAGAAGATGATGGAGGACAGACTGAATGACCCATCGACTTTCGAAGACGCCATCAAGGCAATGCTCTTTGACTACAAGCAGGTGACGGGCCGAGGCGGTTCTGTGAATCTTGTCCAGGGCGATATCATGCCCAACACGACAGCTGGATATACGTCAGCTGATGAGGTGTTCCAGGCTATGCAAGAATACAGGAAGACTGGGAAGATGGACGAGGTCATGAAGCGTCGTATCAAGAACACACCATCTCACATTATGCAGGGGATTGACCCATGAGAATCTATGATCCAGTGCGTCTAGGCAAGGCGGTTCACATGGAAATGCGAGATGGGGTTTCTCCCAAGCTGTCTCGCCTGGCTGGCAACAGTGGTTTTACCTGCGTCATGCTCAACGAACACAAAGAACGTGTCACTGAAACTGTAACTGGGGCCACAATCAACGAGGCATACGACAATGCAGTCGCTGCGTACCGGGCCGTCAAGGCCGACAAGAAGACTACGGAAGAAGTCAAAGCAGAGAATCAGCTTCTGCGAGAACGGCTCCGTGATCTGGAGCCCGTCGTGGAAGACAAGGAAGCTGAGGATGCTCCGGAAGAAGAGACCTCTGATGCTTCTGCTTTTGATGATCTCAGCACCGATAATCTGACCCGTCTGTAGACGGCACCCCAAACGACCTTTCTTTTCTCTCCCCTCCTGACCGCATTGCTGTTGAAGCAGTGCGGTCATTTCGACAATGGCCCTCGAGAAATGCTGGGCACCCCGGGACCAATTGGTCTCGGATCCGGCCAGGTAGAGGACACCCGTGTCATATCGTTTCTAACTCTACCTAAACCAAAAACTGGAAGGACTGAGCAATGACTGATATTGCCTCAACCTATCTTTCCCGAACATTGCAGGAACAGGGCGCAGGAGATGAACGTGCCCTGGCCCTGAAGGTGTTCTCGGGGACTGTGCTCGAAGCGTTTCGAGCGAAGACAGTCTTCTACGATAACACTGGCTCCATCATGGTCAAGAAGACCCTGAGCGGTGGGCACATTGCCCAGTGGCCCGTTATCGGAGATGACATTGATTTGTACTCCGTTGGTACATTTGATGACCAGGACGGCAACAACGATTACTCTGATTCAGGCGACGTCACAACTGACGGCGGCCTGGCTCTGGGTTACCACACGCCTGGTGAATTCATCAAGGGTCGCAAGATTGAGATGTCGGAGCAGACAGTTCGCGTCGATGACGTGCTTGTTGCTGCTATTGATGTTCCATTCAGCGATCTCGACTTGTCTCATTTTGACGTCATTCGCCCGTTTGCGACCAAGCTCGGCCGCTCCCTGGCAATCGACAATGACAAGAAGATCGCAACGATTGCGATGAAAGCTGCACAAGACGGTGGCGTTTCCGGTGTTTATCCTGGTGGTCAGGAAGTAACACGTACCGGGCACACCTCCACAACCGTGGCCGGCAATTACCCTGACGGCAACGACACGGGTGCTGGACGTTTCCGAGAAGACTGCGCAAACCTCGCAGAACTTTTCGATAACGACCATGTGCCCGAGGACGGAAGATTCCTCTTCATAAGCCCCCACATTCGAAAAATTTTACGGTGGGAAACTGACGTGTTCAACCGGGACTACAACCCGGATTCACTCGCAGGGGATCTGAACTCACGTACCATCGGTACACTCGAGGGCTTCAACCTGGTGCTCACTACGCACCTTCCTGGCACCTCGACAACCGACACCATGTACAAGTACATGGGTGGCAATACCAACCACCGCAAGTACGACTACAAGGTGACTGGAAGTGAAGCAGACTATGCAGTTCCGGCTGCAATCGCTCTGTGTGGTGCTTCTGAAGGTTCTGCTGCAGTGGGCATGGTCCAGGCTGCCGGTATTCGTACCGTCATCGAGGATGATGAACGCCGCAACGTAAACACTTTGCGTCCGCAGTCAGCAATGGCTGCGTGAGAACTCCGTGAACTCAGGGAACATCTCTCCGAGACAATCCTGAGCGAAGCCCATCAATTGATGGGAACGTGCAACGACCATCCCGAAAGGGAGTAGGCCCGAAGCCGGGCCGAAGCGCGGAGCACCCCAAGTGGGTGATGATATGGTCTCAACTGCATGGCGACATGCAGCAGTCGATTCGTTCGACGGGTGCTAAATAGCGATTAGCACTGAAGTAAATTGGAAGTTCATGAAAGCTCAAATGATGGTTGGTTACGACATCGTCTCACCCTGGTGTGCCGGCGTCATCAACTGCCACACGTGATCTCTTCATACTTTGTTTCGTCATGAACGGGGGGCCGGCTTCGGCTGGCCCCCCCTCATTACGGCGGGGGAACTAATGACACGCACCAGGAAAAACGGAGATCGTGATCTGGTACGGCTTTCAGTAAGAGACTGGATCGGAATCCTTGGGGTTCTATTCGCAATTATGGTCACGATCTTTTCTGCAACGATTACACTTGAGCGGCGATTGACTGAGGTCATCACCAGGCAAGAGCAGCTCGAGATCCGTATTGACCGAATCGAATACCAGATGGATCGAGGATTTCCACAATGAATTCAATGACACTCTCAACGTCTCCAAGATCATGGAGCCGTTACTACTCCACCAACTCAACCACGCTGACCAACCCGTCGATTATGGAATGTTCGATTGGTTCAGTGGGCACACCTACTACTGGCTCCAACCTGGCCAAACTCATGGTCTACGGTTCCGGTGCAGATGCGACCGAAGCGATCTACCATTATCTGTACACCTATTCACCACTGGCTGGCACCTCCCTGTTTATCCCATCGTTTGTTTGCAAGCTCAAATGGACATGGACAACAGCGACCAATCGAACTGGCCTGGCCGATCAACTCATCAACACAACCGATGAATTTGCAGATCAAGTCGAGCTCGTGGATGGCGACACGTCGATCCGACTGGTCACAGACACCTCGGTGGGCATGGCATCAGTTACTCTCGACCTGGAGGGTGGCTCACACCTTGCCATGATCTTCGACGATGATGATGCAACCGAGCCCACGAACTGGAACTGCCTCATTGGATTGTTCTAAATCCCATGTACATACCATTCGTATCTTTGGTGAAGCGACAAAGCCCAGAGGCGATTTTCTACCGACCAATTTACACTGACTCGGCTGGGGTCAAATGGTGGCCCAATGATGCCTTCGGTGATCCCCGGCAGGAAATTGTCCACCCGGCGCCGATCAGGCACTACCGCCTGGACGAGGCGCCTGTTGGGGGAACGGGATACGGTAATGACATCTATGGAAACGGACGTCTCCTGTTTGCTGATGACACCACGTCATCGTCTCACGTAGTCGATGATGGCCCGTGCCGAGAGATCGGTGCTGCATACGGCCGAGGCGGCGGTCAAGCAAATCCAGACGTCTGGGATATCACCTACACCGGCACAAGTGATCCTCCGAGTGCCGTAACCGGAGTGCCAGTACCGGGCGACTCCGATCCTGTGGTCGCAAATCCTGCGGGTATTACCACCAACACGGGCACGTTGTCATGCTGGTTCAAGATCAGCGACCTGTCCACGGTGTGGGCCAGGGACAATTCAGATGATGACGATGGGACCGAGGTCTGCATCATGAATGTCAGCCATGGCGTGGATCACGGCAGCGGTTGGGTAGCCGGCGGATGGAACGTCAGGCTCTCGCTTAGACGATTTGGAAATCCGTCTTCTGGTGGAGCATCGGATCGATATTTCAGGATCGAAGGACACATGGGCGATGGCGCCAATACCATTGCTGCTACTTGGACATCCGGAGAGAACTCCACGTGGGCTTTCCTGCTCAATGATGATGACTGGCACCTGCTGTCCTTGACGTATAGCGGCAACCAGCTCGTCACATACATCGATGGTCGAAAGATTATCAGCAAGTCTGGCAGCACGATGACCTTCCCGAGTACCCCTGCCATTCGGCTTGGAATCAACAAGGATATAGATGGGGGATCAGTGGTCACTGGTTGCCGAAACTGCCAGATCGCCTACGCTTCTATTTACCCCACCAAGGTCACAGCGGACGATCTTCTTCGACACTACGCCTCGATGAAGAGGTGGTTCGATCACAAGGTCACCGACTACCACACGACAGAGCCCCTGGCTACGAACTCGGTTCCGGAAAGAACAAGCACCCAGGACGATCACTCTGGGACTGCTGATCTCAGATACTCCGTGCCATGCCTGAAGGGCCAGTATCGACACGATGGCAGATATGCCCACGTGCTACGACTGCACAATCCGTGGTTCACAAACCTGCACACCGACTACGATGATGTCGCGGGTACGATCTATGTGATGCAATCCAGGCTCCAACTGCACGATGACAATTCGGGAGACTACCCGTTTGACTCGAACATATTCCGAAATGAGAAGGATCCGATCACCCTCACATCGGGGGCAATGATCCTCGACGAAGCAGCAGCCGGTACTCTAGGTGTAAATCTCACTGTAGTGCCTGGCAAGGTAGCAGTCATCACTGGGTATGACGGTTACCAGTGGCAGCCAGATTCGCCACCAGTGGGATTCCGAGAATCATCCTTCATCTGGAACTTTTGCATCAATTCATCATCCGGCGGGGATGGCTACTCATGCGCCCAACATGGAAACTATGCAACCGCAGCCTGCGGTGGTGGTAATAGCCCCCAGTGCGGGGCAGGTGGATGGGCCTTGTGGAGAGACAGAAATCAATTCTACTTCTTTGCTCCTTATGCAATTGAGGAAGTGCCACTGGGTAGCGGTTACGTCGAATCGTTCGTGGGTGACACACCCAGTGAAACCCAATCCGATCCCGACAAGACCCACTATGCAACCGGGGGTATTATTGTCGACAATCGTTTCCAGGCAGTCGCCTTCACCGTCAGTCAAGACGAGGGCATCCTCGGGATGGTTCAACAGCCACACGTCTATCCAAACGCCAGCGATAAGCGGGTGGAGTACACAGATACGACCTCCTCGGGGTCCAACACGCCGCCTGCAGGATTCGGAACTGGAACAACCATTGCCGGTTGGCCGGTTTGCTCGGAAGCAGCTCCCCTTCGCGGCATGTTCGTTGGACTCGAAACTTCTTCCGGCATGTGGAATGGCATCCCATGGGATTCCACTGGTGTTGCCGACAGCGGTGGCCAGGGAAATGACTGGGGGACTCCATCGGATTTCGCCACCGACAAGAATCGGTATGGCCCCACCGCGATCTGCAGGAAGAGACTCGAGGAAGTCGAGCTTCGCAGGATCATGAGGATCATGCACGGCCAGCGACTCCACA